TGCACTGTGCTGTTGTTGCGTTGGAATAGAAAACGTATGTCTAACTCTGGGTGTTGTTCCTTGACGCTTCTCATCTTACGTTGAGCGTCTTGTCGGAAGTAACCTTTGACCTCGATATAAATATCCCCAATCTTTAGGTCAGGGATGTAGTTACGCTCGACCACATAGGGCAGCTTACAAGGTTCATACTCATAAGCTATCCCACGGGCGTTGAGGTTGAGCTGGACTCGTTCTTCTAAGGTAGACCTAGAAGTCAGAGGCATCTGCGAACTCCTCTTGGGGAGCTGCTGAGGGAGCTACCGAGGTATCAGATGCTACATAACCATCTTCTTCATCGAAGACACTTGCTGCATTGTTACCGTACTCTACTAAGTCAATTACCTGTACCGCTTTGAGACGTAAAGACACACCAGCTTTCTTGGTACTGCCCATTACATAAGGGATAGGTTCAAAGGCTACCTTGACCTTAGACCCATTACCAATAAGAACATCCTTACTAAGTGGAGTCTTCTTAGCGTCCAGCACAGCAGGTTGCTGCTCGTAGTAAGTACCGTCACGTTTCTGTACCTTAGCCTTGAGCTTAAACTTAAACTCGACTAAGCCTGTGTCGTCACCTGTCTCTCGGTCAAACACTGGTTGACATACATCTGAAGTGGACAGCGTATTCTTGAGGCGGGGATCTTCTTTAATCGCCTCATTAAACTTTGCTTGAACTATTGCTTCTAGTTGCTCACTCATTGCAGCAGCATCTGCTACTGGCATTTGAATATTGATACTGTAGTCACCTAACGGGTTGAACTTTGTATCAGGCTCAAATACTTTTGCCCATAGTGCGTTACCTTCTAATACTAATATGTTTTTAGCCATGCTTTTTGATTCCTTAATAGTTAATATATATATGAACGGGGTGTTGGGCTTAAGGGGAAGTTTAGAAACTAGGCGAAAAAGTAATCACTTAGTAAAACATCACTTAAGTTTAAATCTCCTTGTTGCGGTGGAGGTGGCACAACCACATCCTGTGGTAAAGAAGCTACTGCTGCTACGTACAGATCCATGAGTACATCATTGTTCTCATACATAGTAACAAAGGCAGACCTCAGCTCATTGTTTAGTTTGGGCATGTTAGGACTGTGTGTGGCATACGAGTCGTGTACCATAGCAAAGTCAGTAATACCTCTATCTAAACAGTTATCTACTGTTAGCGTCAAAGCTGCTGCATCTAACGAGTGTACAAAGTTTGGACTAGCTGCTGATAACATTTTTCTACTATCAATAGAGTCCTCCTCAGGTTCACGGTACGACAGTCTAACAATTGACCCGTTAAGGTGCGACTGTATCCTCCTCTTCTTACTGTTGGGGTAATACTGACGAACAATAATGTTCGTAGGTGTTGTCCAATAAAAAGACAAACCATTGTCCACATACAGTTTAGCAATATCTTTTATATAGTTCATAGCCTCAAAAGCCGACACAATTACCTCACCAATGGCCTGCCACACAAAATTAGACAAGTATAAGGCTGGTTGGAAGTAATCACCTTGCCACGGGTCGTTGCCTTTACATTTATCTGCTAACGATTCCTGTATATATGCTCTACATGCGTGTCGTGTGCCTGAATAAGGTACAATCATTACAGATCGTTTAGTCACTTTACGGCAAACACCTACCTCTAGTAACTGACGAGCCATTAATGTGCCTTCCTTCTCTAATAACTCGGTTGCTCTCTTGGCAACATCCGCATAAATGTCTTGAGGTTCGCCACTAGGCGTAAGGTTGACAGCTTTACCCCCTTCAGAGTCCCTGAGCATCGCTGAGAGGTGTTGCAATCCGTTACATGAACCATCACTAGCACATGGTAAATGTGTCTCATACGTCTGCCCATTAGCTCTGGCGGTATTATACTCTGCCCATTCCTTGCACCAAGCTAGTGCTTGCCACGGTTTGTCAGCTTTTTGCCACCATAAACTGCTAAATGGGTCGTTATAAACGTCAATAGCGTTTTGTGTGTTCATGTAAGCCCACATCTCACGGTCTTCTAAGCTAACTTTGTCCACACCAAAGACATTAGCTCCGTGTATAGCAAGCCATTGTGCGTCTTCAGCGGTGTCCATAGTAACAGAGTTGCTAAATTCTAGTAAAGCCTTAGAGTAATCGGCATTTTGTGGGGACAAAAACGACTCCACTGGGTACTTTCTACCCCTAAAATCACACTGCCAGACAAACCAGAAGTTGTCATGCTCTAAATACTCCTCAGCTAGTTGTATGGTACGCTCTACCTGTATACGCCTAGACATATTACGGCCATTCTCATTGTATATCTTATTACGTTTAGCTTTAAACGCTTTGAACTCCTCTCGTTGCGTCTCATCTAAATCCTTAGGGTCTACGCTAAAAGGGTACGGAGGTACGTCAGTGTTATCACGAGGAGGCAACCCTTCCCATTCCTGTCCACCATCCCAGACTTCACGTATGATTTTAACTACGAACTCATTAACTCTCCACGGTGTCTGCTGTAAAGCATTAACACATCTAAACTCAGTAGTCAGGTCTAACTGCTCAAACTCTTCGATATATTTTTTTATATGCTTCTTCATATGCCATGTATCCTTAGAAAAGGCTTTTTATTGATGTGTTCGCTGTAATACCCACCACCAAAGAATGAATCCCAATCTTTAGGTGGTATTATACAAGGTGAATGTCTTGGTAGGTTAGACTCATGCGTCTCATTGAACGCTTTAATCCACTCCAACGTGTCGTCCGTAGCTTGTAAGTACGTTATTGTCTTACGTCTGGTGTACTCACTACGTAGCTTAATGATGCCTGTGTCCTTAATGATAACATCTATTAAACGCAACCCTACGTGTATCCTATCCGTGTCAGACCAGTAAGGTATATCTACATTGTCTGTCTTCATCTTATGGTTAAGACCATGACGCTTGTGGTCAAAACCTTTGTCTGATTTCTTGTTAGCCATACGTATAAGGTTTGTAGCTGTGCCTTTGTCCTGCTTAAGCCATTCGTCTAAGCGTAGCTGTGTCTCCACATTGACTCCTACTAATCGAGCTACGTTAAGTAAAGGCACGTTCTGGGACACCTTGTCAACTACTGAGATCAAGGCTAAATAAGCCGCTTGCTCTGCGCTAACATTTTGTAGTAATTTCTTAGTAATGTCACGGTTACTAGTCTTATTTTCTACCAGCTTCCGTATACCTTCTGCTACTGGCGCACATACACCAGATATAATACTCCTCCCGTGTAAAGTTTTAGACTGCAAGTTAGATGCAACCATATCTTCGAGTTGTTTATTGTACCTGTTGATGCCAGACTGCAACATGCGGTACTCAAGCTCAATTTGCTTGTCCATAGTAGACATATCTACCTCTCGTGTTGGGACAAAAGTTATATTTAATTCTACAGTAAACCCTCATAGCGTTGAAATAACCACGCAAGTAACAAACAATGTGCGGTAAACGTCAACGTCATGACAACAGGGTGCGTAAAGAATCTAACCATTTTTATTTTCCTCAGGTTTCGTTAAACCCATAGCTTGTAAGTACATTGCATCCTCGTCTACAACCAACGGTAATTCTAACCGCTTCGCTGACTTGGGCAGATACTTGCCATACTTCTCATTATACTCCCGTATGGCGGCATCAGGTACGACTATTCTATCCTCTTTGTACATAATCCCTCATCTCATTAGACCAATAAAGATCTTCGCCATCATCAAGACACTCAATACCCATGCCATTGTATTCATCCTCATGATCTTTTACAAAATCTGCGGCTTCTTCGTAGCTTTGAAACTCTTGCTCGTAGTAGCCTGTGGTGCTGCCATATGATACTAAGTACATTATATAACCTTCCTAAGAGTGAGACTAACTAAAGGCTCATTAGCTGGGCCTTGATTAAATAACATACGTGCATTAACAATGTTGTAATAAGCACCTTCAGCATCTAATTCAATACTAATATCATTATTAAGACCTTGGATTAATTCCTTTAAATGTCCTACAGTAAACTCACTCATTATACCCCCTAAATGTTATTGCTCTAAAGCACTGAGCGTAATAATCTTTAATGTCATTTCTCTCTTCCCAAAGTATCATCGCAGGTATATAAACTGGCGAGATAATAAGATGAAGCAGTCCAAGAAAAAACATCTTAATCTTTTTTCTATTCATTAGTTGAACTCCACATTAGGTTCAAAGACATCATCAGTAGCATTGTAATACGAATGCTCGCCTGTGACAGTGTTGTACATGTATAAGTATTCCTTGTCAGCCCACTCGAATGGTTTCTC